GGATAGTAGTTTGATATTTCAGAAGTATTGGAAGATGGCTAGAGAAGATATTGAGTATTTAGAGATGAAAAAAAAGTTTAAAAAAAATGAAAAAAAGACTTGACTCATATGGTCAAAATGTATTAAGATCTAGAGTAAAATGAAAAGGAAAAAAACCGAAATGAATAAAACAGTTGTAAAAATCGAAATGTCTGGTAACAGATATAATGCTTGGGATAAGGATGGTAACAAATATACCTCTGATATCTCAAATGGTACTCGTAAGAGTGCTTTTAAACAAGGTATGGCTCTTGAAAAGAGAGAGGGTAAGAATGGTAGGACTTATTGGTGGAAAGTTCCAATGAGTGTTTTCGAAGCAACATCTGCTCCTGTATTTGATGTATCTTCAGTTGATATACCTACCGATCACGCAGAAGTTCTTAACTTTATTCACTCTTCTTATAATCTAAAGCCTGAAGGTTTGGTTATGAAAGAACTAAAGTGGAAGTACCTTGTTCGTTCTGCTGTTCGTGGTAAGAATATTTTGATGACAGGTCCTGCTGGTTGTGGTAAAACTCTGGCTGCTAAATCACTTGTTAACTCACTTGACAGACCTGACTTCTACTTTAATTTGGGAGCTACTCAGGATCCTCGCTCTACTTTGATTGGTAATACTCACTTTGACAAGAAGAAGGGTACTTACTTTTCTGAATCACTTTTTGTAAAGGCTCTTAGGACTCCTAACGCTGTGATTCTACTTGACGAGTTGTCAAGGGCTCATCCTGATGCTTGGAATATCTTGATGACTGTTCTTGATTCAGGTCAGAGATATCTAAGATTAGATGAGGCAGATGGTGCTGAGACTGTCAATGTTGCAGAGGGTGTTACTTTCGTAGCTACGGCTAACATTGGTAATGAGTATACTTCTACAAGAGTTATGGATAAGGCTTTGATGGACAGATTCATTATTGTTGAGATGGATGTTCTGAATGATGAAGAAGAGTTTGGATTACTTCAGTATATGTATCCTCACGTTGATGGTGATTTACTAAAAGCTATTAGTGAGATATCTCATATGTCTCGTGTGGAATCTAAATCAGAGGCTGGTAAGTTATCGACTGGTATCTCAACAAGAACTTCAGTTGAGATGGCTGCTCTCGTTTTTGATGGCTTCGGACTTGATGAGGCTGCTGAGGTTACGGTTTACCCTCAGTTTGCTGATGATGGTGTTGATTCAGAGAGAACCTTTATTAAGCAGTTAGTACAGAAGTACGTTAATGATGGTTCTGATGAAAACATCTTCAATGAAGAAGTAGAAGAAGAAGCAGAAGTTGAGGGTGCTATATAGCGCCCTCGGCTTATGCCGAAAAATTTTAGGAGTTTATTATGAAAAAAGTATATGAGAAACATTGGGCAAGTCCTACACGAATCATTACTACAAAAAAATATAAACTTACAATGAAAGATTTTTTCAATGTGGGTGAATTTGTTTTGATTTTGTTAGCAGGTTTTTTCTTGTTAAGGATAATGTTTGGTTTTGTTAATGGTATGGAAGCTTGGTCTGAAATGGATAAATTATTAAGGGGTTACTAAATTGAAAAAATTAAATGTTACTGTAGGAATTGATGTAGATGGTGTACTTAGAGATTTTTGTCAAGGGTTAGAGAGAGTAGTAAAAGAAAATTATCCACAATATTTGCCTGAAGATTATACAGGTATAAATAATTGGAAGTTATCAGAGAACTTTAGAGCAAGTAAACCTGATTTACAAAAGATATATTGGGAAGATTACGCTAAAGAAATTATGGGTGAATCTCCAGCGTTCGAAGAGAATGTAAAACAAATGAAAGAAATGATTTTATGGGGTGAGGAAGTTGGTGTAAGATTTGTATGTGTTACATCTCAGAAACCACACGCAAGATACCATACGGCATATTGGTTAGGTAAGCATGAACTAAACTTCGACACGATATATTTCAGAAGAGGTGTTGATAAACCAAATACGCCTGTAGATTTTCTTGTTGATGATTCACCAAACAATTACAATTATTGGATACAAAGAAGAGGTTTTGAGGATGGTTTTATCTTGATGGACCAACCTTACAATCAACACATCGAAACAAAGAGTAGAATCTTTGAGTTAGATGATGCAGTAGAGATTATTTCAAAAGGACTAAAATGAAACAAGAACATACATTATTTGTAGAAAAGTATCGACCAACAGTATTAGAAGACTATGTTGGTAACGAACATCTAAAATCAAAAGTAGAAGGGTATCTAAAATCAGGTGATGTACCCCATCTATTATTATATGGTAGGGCAGGTACAGGTAAAACCACACTTGCTAAACTTATCGTGAAGAACATAGAGTGTGATTACTTATATATCAACGCATCTGATGAAAACAATGTTGAAACAGTTCGTACAAAGGTAAAACAATTCGCATCCACGATTGGTTTCAAGGATATGAAAGTGATTATCTTAGATGAGTGTGATTACATTACACCAAATGCACAAGCTGCACTTCGTAATATCATGGAGACTTTCTCTAAGTATTGTAGATTTATATTGACTTGTAATTATGTGGAAAGAATAATCGAACCACTACAGAGTCGTTGTCAGATATTTGAAATAATACCACCTGATAGAAAACAAGTTGCTATGCAAGCTGTCAAGATATTGGATAGTGAAACAGTTGACTATAAGTTATCAGATATCTCAATGATAATCAACGCTAATTATCCTGATGTAAGAAAGACAATCAATGCGATACAACGTAGTATCGTCGATGGTCGTGTTGAAATGGATAAGCAAAGTAGTATACAAAATGATTACAAGTTACAAGTATTAGAAATATTGAAAACACATAACAAGAAAGACGCTTTCAAAGCTCTCAGACAATTATTAGCAGATAATTCGATTAGAGACTATTCAGATTGTTTTAGATTGTTATATGACAATGTTGATGAATACGCTACAGGTCATGTAGCAGAGGTTATCTTGTTGTTAGCAAGATATGAGCAATCAGACACACAAGTTGTCGATAAAGAAATCAATTTCATGGCGATGTTGATTGAAATATTAGGAGTGATAAAATGAGTATGCATCCAAAAGGACCTATCAAGAAACCACAAGCTAATGTGCAGGTGGATTTATCAGAACAAGAAACTTTAAAATGTGATAAGTGTGAAAACTATTTGTTTATTACATCTTTTGTTTTGAAACGTATATCAGCTTTAGTATCACCAAGTGGGCAAGAGGGTATTGTACCTGTACAAGTCTACAGTTGTGGTAATTGTGGAGCTGTTCCTGAAAAGTTATTAGAGGGAAGTGGAATTGGCGCAAGCTAAAAAAAGATTAGGATTATTTGATTTCATAAGAAATATTACAGAGGTTCAAAAGCAGGACTTTTGGGATAATATTACAGAGGATGATAGAAAAGGTTGGTCGACATTTCTTGTCAATCGTTTCTTATCTATGAATACAGATTTTCTACCTCTTGTAAATGAAGTTCAAAAGTATGACTTGAAACCAAAACTATTATATAAGATGTATGCAGATATGATACCAAAAGGTAAATACTATCTTAGATATGTCAAAGGTAAAAAGGAGAAACAAATGGCTTATGAAGATTGGTTAGTCAATATCGTTTGTAATGACTTAGAAGTGAGTAAGAGAGAAGCCAAAGAAACCATAGATATATTGATGATGACAGAGGGTGGAGTATTGGAGCTTACGGAAATAGCAAACAAGTATGGTGTTGATAGTAAAAAAATGAAAAAAGCAGGATTGATAGTTGAGTAATTTCGATAACTATTTTATCGAAAAGGTTTATAGAACTGCGATTCAATCTTTTATTGAGACACACCATTACAGTCACAATACAAATGGTGTTCAAACATTAGAATGTTTTGGGTTGTATAGAGAGGGTAACTTTGGTTTTCCTGAATTGATTGGAGCAGCCATGTTTGCTATTCCATCTATGCCCGCAACAGCTGCAAAATATAATCCCATAAATCCAAGAAAGTGTGTAGAACTTCGCAGGTTGGTTTGTATTGATGACACACCAAAGAATACAGAAAGTTGGTTTATGGCGAGGATGATAAAGTGGCTAAAACAATATACCGATTATGAAGTGATTGTATCATTCGCTGACAAACATCATGGGCATGTTGGTATCGTATATAAGGCATCTAATTTTGAATTTCTTGGAGAGACTGCACCAGGTCGTGTTCTTATAGTAGATGGTAAAGAGTTTCATTCAAGAACACTAAATCAAGCACACAAACCTTATAGTAGAAGAATCAAGAAAAGATATGATGAGGGTGACAAGAATGTTTATTTTAGGAAGAGAAAAAGTAAAAATATTTATGTCTATTATCTAAACAAAGGTATTAGAAAAAAAATAATGAAATACAGGAGGGAAAATGCTAGTAAGTGAGTCTGAGGTTATACAAGAAGCCTCAACAAAAAAGTCTGCAAAAAAACAATATAATGTTGTTGAATTGATGGAGAAAGAATGGCCTGAGATGACTAAGGAGTTCAAAAAGATTCAAAGAGAACAATATGAGTTGTTTTTACATAAGCAACATGATTATGGTCCTGGCAATATAAGTGTTGGAACTAACTTACAAACACCTGAAGAGGTGAAGTTATCACTTACAGGCCTATGGTTTAGAATGAATGATAAATTACAAAGGTTGAAAACATTACTATTGAGTGGTAGACAAAACGCAGTAGAGGGTGAACCATTAGAAGATGCATATCTTGATGTTAGTAATTATGGTATCATGGCTACAATCGTTGGAAGAGGTAAGTGGGGTAAATGAGATTTCCATTATTACAATTATACATTATGAATAGAAGTAAACCCATTGTTGGTATAGACATTACTGAGGTTCAATGGGATTATTGTGACTTAGAGGGTTTACCACCTGAAAGAGAAGCAGGAACAGTTAGTATGGTGAATCATGGTAAGATACCAAGAGGACAATACGAAGATTTACCTGAGGTGTTTGTAGATACTGATGGGAATGAACATAGAATAGAAGACATACATACAATGAGAAGTAGTCAATGAAAAAAATTAGTTATAGTCAATATAGTCAATGGGCTGTGTGTCCTCATCGATGGAAGTTGATGTATATTGAAGATAGAAGAGATTTCAAAGGAAATATACACACCCTATTTGGTTCAGCTATGCATGACGTGTTACAAATGTACTTGACTGTAATGTATAATGATAGTATAAAAAAAGCAGATTCATTACCACTATCTGAAATGTTACTAACACGTATGAAACACTACTTTAGTGAGATAGTTGATTCATCAGGTGAAGAGCCAAGTTCAAAAGCTGAGATGGGGCAGTTCTATCAACATGGATTAGCTATCATAGAATGGTTTGTAAAGAAAAGAGCTATGTATTTCAGTAAGAAAGGTTATGAGTTAGTTGGTATAGAGGTTCCTATTGATTATGATATTGATGATAATATAAAGTTTATCGGATACATTGACGTTCTAATCAAGGATACTGTAAGAGATAGATATAAGATTATTGATATCAAGACTTCTACGATGGGTTGGAACAAGTGGGCTAAAGCTGATAAGAATAAGACAGACCAACTTTTATTATACAAAAAATACTATGGTGAACAAAACAATATACCATTAGATAAAATTGACATAGAATATTTTATTGTAAAAAGAAAGATATGGGAGAACGCAGATTTTCCACAAAGAAGAATACAGACTTTTATACCTGCAAATGGTAAACCAAGTGTAAATAAAGTAGCAAAGAACATAGATAGTTTTATTACAGAATGTTTTAATGGTTCAGAATACAATGTCGACCATATTTATAGAAAAGAAGCTTCAAAGAAGAACTGTCGTTTTTGTGAGTTCAATCAAACTGAACATTGTGATGCAGGAATAAAATAATGTTAACTTTATCAAAAAATTATCCTATATTAGTTGACGACGAAGTCAAATCACAAACACTAAAATTTTGGAGTAGTGATTCGGAAGAAAACTATAATAAAAATAATAAACCTGGTTGGGAATATGAAGATAGTGAAGATTTGGTAT